AAAGTAGATATTTTGTGCTAAACAAAATCTATCTCCGTTTGCATCAGAGGCAATTGCAAAACCTCCACCGAATATTGCAAGTATTATAATGATTGGCCACATTAATATACCTACGTATATCAACGCTTGGAAAGACCACCATTCTAATTGATTTAAAAATTTCTGTAACATATGTTTACCTATTGTTTGCAAAGACGAATTCGATTGCGCGTTCTGCTTCTTTCTCTATCGGACGTTTTAAATACCAGTTTCCAGTTTCAGAGTCTAGATCTCGAACTATAAATTCGATTTCTTTTGCTGTTATTGGATAACCTCTCATTGTGGCTTGACCCGCAACTGAGACCATTAGTTGATACATTCCGTAATACCAACCACCTGATGTTGTTCTTTTATATTCTTCTACTTTCGCTTGATTTACGAAAGGACAATCTTTATAACCTGTCCATGAATATTCTGTGTTTGTTAATCTTGCTTTTCGATCTTTTATAATTGCTTCTTTAATAGCTGGAGGGAAACGATCGAACATTCCTGTTGCTTTTTCTACATACTTATGTTTTGACATTAGCTCTGAAGGATTCATTACATCACCATCATGTGAGAATATGAAATTAAAGCTGTTTGTGTATGTGTTTGGTATATAGTACATTCTGCTTAAATCTTTTGTTTGAGCATCAGCAATATCACCGATTTCTTTGTTGAGTGAAAACCAAAAGTGTTTAATATCTTCTTTTGCTACATGCGAAGTCAAAGGGAAAACTAACCTAAATTTAGGATGTTCAACCTTTGAACTTGCTGTAGAATAGCAAACATATTTGTACTTTTCGTATACTTGTTCTATATCTTTTATATCGCCCAGATAGTCATCGACATCAACAATACCAAAACCGCCCCAAGCAACCACATTGTCGTTAGCACGAGTTGTATCAGGCAAATATATAGCAGGACTGATAAGAGGTGCTTCAGACTTAGTAGGGTATTTGGATGACTCGGCAAGTCTATAGAGGACGTTTTCGAACTCTTCAAAGGACGTGTAGTCCATTCTTTTATTCGTTTTATTATCATATACTGAATCAAATATCGTTAGGGAAATTTCCATGATTATCTTTGTGTGAAGGTGCGACCCATCCTTCGGGTTTAATTAAGTCTGGAAGCTTTAATGGATTTGGTCGTTCTGGTTTAATTCCAACTTCCTTAGATAGATTAGCTTGTAATACTTGATTCCATGCTTTATTTGCATCTACACCAAACGCATCAAGCGTTCCTATAGCTACTACACAAAGGTCAATTAATCCATCAACTATTTCTTCTGCATCTCTATTGGCAAATGCTGTTTCAGTTTCTTGTAATTCTTCATTTAGAAATTGTAATCTAAATTCAAGATACTTATCCAAAGCATCTCTATTGTGTCTGTTATCGAACATCCACTTTTTTGTTTTAAATTTATACTGCATTTTTTCAATGTCAGTTGCCCAATTGTAACTCACGATACAATTCCACCAGCGTTAGGAACTACAAGCTTACTATGTGCTTGTCTGTGTTGTTCTAATAGTGAATCGATTGGTTCAACCATAAACATGACGAATTTCATATCGATTTCGAAACCATCTTCGGATCCTTTGGAATATGGTAGAAATGGCATAAAGCCGATTTTACCTTCTCCTGCTGGAATTAAAACAATTGCATCTGTCATAATGATAGTATCAGTATCGATACCATTCAAATTAACATCGGCAATAATTTCTTCGCCAGAAGTCAGTCTTATTAATTTTATATTTTTCATACGTTTTCTCCTCGTAGGGGTATATTATACCACAGTTTTAAGGCATTGTACATGCTTTATCAAAAGAAATCTTCCAATGTGGAGATCTCTTTCGAATTCCATCCGATCGCCTTTAAAATCGGATCGATTGCGTCTAAGAATGTTTTCTGAAACTGCAATTCGTGGTCAATGTATTTGTGTAATCCAAGCTCCTCTGGGAGATAAGCTGGAAAACTAATAACATTTTCTTTGATTGGGTTTGGTGTACGAAGATATATGAATTTAATCTTCTCACCGTTTTGAATTCGTTCGTACTTTTGTTGTAGAGATTTATCTTCTAATTCTTTATTATAGAGTAAACCGCCTCGTACGTGGATAGGTGTGCCTTTCTTATAGATGAGTACACTATCTTTGAATGCACTAATCTTTGTGATTCCGCGTGGGAATGCTATCTCTTCTGGTGGAAGAGATCTGAAATATGATTTGAATTGATCGATTGATTGTTGAACTTCTGCTTCATTGCCATTAACAATAACTTTAAAGATCTTTTTAAGAGCTTCTCGGCATGGAGAAGGAGTTGATGATTTGATTGCTTCAATACCCATAATCTTAAGTTTAGGTGTTGCATATCGAACACCTTCGTTATCGAATACATTTAAGATGTAACGTTTTTTAGCTGTCCAAATGCCGACATCTGCGATAGCTTCTCGTTTCATAATCATTTTGTTTTCGATACCACCTAGCATGTCATAAAGAGTTGCATAGGCGGATTCAAGGATTGGTTCGAGCTTTTCAGAGCAAACTGTATCTAAGAAATCGATTGGTTTTTGTGGGTTGACTGCTTGTACTAAATCATCTAAGCATACATATAAACTATCTGTGTCGATAGCTAGAACGTAATCTTTCTTTCTAGGAGGATTTAGTATTTTATTAAGGTACTGATTAATGGCAACTTCTGACCATCGAATCGTAAGTTGTCCAGTAAGTGTAATTGCTTCAGCGATACGTTGATCGAAAAATCTAAAGTACCTATTTCCAAGAGCACCATAAAGACTATTCAGAAGTAATTTAATTGCCATCTGTTGATTTTCATTGATTGCAATGTCTCGTTCAATACGATACAATTCTTGCTTATCATCTTTGTTTACTTTTTGTAATTCTGTTTGTGCATTTAACATTGCACGTTTGATTCCTACACGCTCGGTGTACATACCTTCTATGATAGTAGGTAATATACCTTTACGATTTGTGCGGAAGAATTGTCCACCAGCTGCGACACATTCGAATTCTTCTCGAGGATATTTTAGTGGTGTAGCTAAGACTTTGTCAACTGTGACATGCGGTGCTACTTTACCTTGAATGATTGTCTCGGGAGACATATTATATTGCATAATGATCGAAGGATATAGAGAGTTTAAATCGAAACTAACTACGTTCTTGTGCATTCCAACTTGAGGATCCTTGACGAAACCACCTGGATATGCAGATTTGATCTTATCTTCTGCGAATGGAACAATGACGTTCCTATCAATTAAGTTACGGAATATAATTGCATCCCATATTGCAGTTGTGCCAAACGTATCTTGGTAATTTACACCACCACGATATGCCATTGTTACTGCTAATGTAATTAAACCTAACTTGTCTTCTAATCTATCGACTAATTCTACATCTTTGATATTATAATCAATGAACTTTTGATAGTCGGCTTTATAAAGATCGAATAAACCAGAATGTTCGTCATAGGATAACTTACGTTCACCCAATACCACATTCGCGATATGATCTAATTTGTATGTTTCTTGAGGACCATATGAATGTCCGAACTTCTTAAAGAGCTCGAGATAATCCATTTGTGATATTCCTTGGATCTCATAAGTCTGTTGTTTACGCTGCATGATTGTAACATCACGAGCATCTACTAAGCCCCATGGCGAGAACTTCTTCGCCCATTGGTCATCTAATAATCGAATTGTACGATTAATCAGATATGGCATGTCAAAGAATCGAGTGTTCCAACCAGTTATTACATCTGGACAATGTGCATCGGAAGACCAATGTGTGATAAAATCAATAAGGAGTGCGGCTTCTGACTCACACTTTTTATAGACCACTCGATGATTCTGCATTACAGAGCGTTCGACATCATAGTCGCCACAACCCCATACATAATATGTGTTATCTTTGTTGTTTTTAATTGTTATTGCAGTGATTTCGTGCAATGCTTCATCAGGTTCTGGGAAACCTTGATCAGATGCAACTTCGATATCAATTGTTGTAACGTTAATATTGTTACGATCGAATTGAATATCACCAGGAAATTCATCTTGAATATATGCTGGTATGTGTCTTATGTTACCATAGATCTGTCTTCCAGCGACGTGTTTGTTTACTTGAATCCATTCTTTTGCATCTCTCATCGATGGCATTTTTACTGGTGCCACCACTTTGCCATCTAAAGAAATATATTTAGATGCCTTTGGAGTTGTTACATAAAGAGTTGGTTCGTATTTGATTTTTTTGCGAACGGCTTTGCCATTCTCGTATCCTCGATATAATAGCATATTGCCATATCGACTTATGTTCGTATAAAATTTAATTCGCTTACTCCATTATTTAATATCAAGGTATATTATACCATACAATGCGATCATTGTACATGTTTAAATTCAGCGGGGAGAAATTAATCTCCCCCTGTTAACTTAATAGCTTAGAACCGTAATCAGTATTAACAATGGCGCGATTCCTAAAGTTAGGAATCCCACTAAGGTTAGTTCGACTACGGATCTGATGCCATTTCTGTGCTTACGTATGTAGCCCATTTTTTAACTCCAGTAAATTTTATTATTAAAACCTACTGTTCATCGCTAATTAGACTCTACTCAGTGAGTAAAGCTTTCTTCGTAGATTTCCCAGTAGACCCGATTTCGATCTTCCTAGGACGCCTTTCATCTGGAACTTCTACTCTGGCGTTAACCACAAGTATTCCGTTCACTAGATCGGCACCGTCAATTACGACAAATTCTGAGAGTCGGAAGGACTTCTCAAATTTGCGGGATGAAATCCCTTTATACGCAAATTCGCGATCATCTTTATCCATTTCTCCAGCTACTAAGAGTATAGAATCTTTAACTTCAACAGTTAATTCTTCCATACTAAAGCCTGCAACTGCGAGCTCGATAATGAAATTTTCATCATCTACTTTCACAATATTGTGTGGTGGATATGAGTTATTATTATTTCGAGCCGAAGAATGAATTCTTTCTAGCTCGTCCAATATCGGCTCAAAGCCGATGAATAAAGAACGCGGTACGTTCATAGTATTTCTTACCATATTATTTCTCCTATTTAAAGCAAGTTTTTCAGTCTCCCAAAGGGGACAACCGTTTATATTTATACAAGATTAGTCTTTAGATTGACTATTTCCTATATTATATTTAGGACATAATTCCCAAAGACTTTTATCTTTGAATGGAATTACCTTTATCTGCCTCAATGGCGCGATATCCTTAGCTTCGTCAGGATTTAGTATTGTTACTAATCCCCAATCAGCTAACAATGTAGAAATTGTGTTTCTACGCTGTACGTCGTTTTCTACTAGATTTGATGGTTTTCCATCTAGTAAAAATAATTCTTTAAAGTGCACAATAAAGTATCTGCCTTGCTTATGTAAAATATGGCAAGACTGAAACAGTTTGTTTTCTTTTCTTGATGCTACTCCGATTCGAGTAAGTGTTTCTCTGACTTTTAAAAAGTCATCTGGTTCATTCAGTGTAACTTCAAGCATATCGCCTGGAGTCCACGGATGTATTTCGTTATTTAGTTCTTCCACCTTTATAAATCCTTTTTTTCAATTGTTCAATTTGTTCATCATTTAGCAAATTATATATAGATTTAGCTTTTTCATCGCTATAGCCATAGTATTCTTTTATGATCTCTAGATTATCTATATGAGTGGCTTTATTCCACTTAGAGAATCTTTTTCGTTTCTTAATTATATTTATAAAAAAATCGAATTGAAGGCGCGCATCAAGGTGATGGTTTACGTTCATTTCATTGGCATATAGTACGGTGTCAGAAAAATTAGATAGAGATCTGTTAACGATAAAGGAGTTGTATTCCTTTTCTACCAGATCATCTACCATTATGTCTTTCTTTGTATAATTAATTGCGTTTATAAATTCAAATGGGTTCATCTTCTTCTCCCAAGAATATCTTTCCATCATCTACGGCATCTTTGTATCTTCGCATGTCATCGAGTTCACATGTGAGTTGACCGATTCGTTGATATGCTAATTGCAATTGCTTTTGCATGTCATGAATATTCCTTTTCATCGCTTCCATTTCTGAGATGTGTTGATTCGGACTCATTTAAATTTAACTCCTGCCATTATTTCTGTCATACATGCAACTATATTAAGTTCATGATCTGCAACAAAGGCATTTTTGTATTGATAATCTGCTAAGATAAGTACAACTTGTGGTATCGATTGTGGATCCACGAACTCTCCCATATTATCATATACTTTTCGAAATATTGCAGCAGGTTCTGTGTCAATATTATCTGCTACCCATTGGCGCATTAGTTTAAAATTCTTTAGTTTTAGATGTTCCATTAAATCATTAATTGATATATCGGACAATTGCACGAGTATACCGCTATCTATTGTACCAGATACAGAATATCGTTGTAATTCGTTGATGACTCTACGCCAATCTGGCATATGTTTCATAATTAACTCAGCAATGACTTGTTTATCATATGTGATTCCTTCTTCGTCAAGAATATATTCTATTCTTTGCATCATCACCGCTAATAACGGTGGCATGTCTTTCTTTGCGAGATTGAATTCGATGACACTACATCTTGAATGTAATGGTTCGATTATACGATTTTTAAAGTTGCAGGTGAGTATAAACCTACAGTTTGCTGAGAACTCTTCAATGAATCCGCGCAATGCAGGTTGTGTCGATTGAGGATTAAGATAGTCTGCCTCGTCGAGTATGACTACCTTATATCCACCTTGTAATGATATCGTCGAAGCAAATTGCTTTATCTTCGTTCTTAATGTATCAATACCCGATTCCTCAGATCCGTTAACAAGCAAGAAGTCCAAATTCAATTCATTACAAAGCGCTTTCGCGACAGTTGTTTTACCTAAACCGGGAGTTCCGGTTAGTAGCATATTGTGTAATTCACCTCCGTGGACAATATCTACAAATGTTTTTTTAATTGGCTCTGGTAAAATAACCTGATCAATTGTTTTTGGACGGTACTTTTCGCACCATAAGAATTCGTTCACCCTAAGACCTCCCATCCAACTACTGTATCGGTAATAAAAGAACGCCAAGCGTTTTTATCAAGCGACCATGCAGCAATGATGTCTGAGTCAGGGTTAATGTTTCCTATTTTTGTTTTTACACCATGGGCTTCCAATACGATTGGATTGAGAGTGCATGGCATCACTCTTATACCACCATCATTTACTTTATTAAATGTGACGGTTACTGTTCCTTTTTTTAAGGACTCTATTAGTTTTGATTTCTCATTGTGATCCATAAAGATCTCCATTATATAATTAAAAGATATGGGGGAGCTACCCCCAAAATAAGCTAAACAGATTTAAGCGTCTGCGACACCATCACCATCAGCATCAACCACTGGGGCTGTTTCTGTGGTAACTGCACCTTCTGGAGCTACTTCACCTTCTTTAGGTTGGTTAGCTTCTAGAAACTTGACTACCCTATTTCTAAGGCCTCCAATTGCTTCCATTTCAGAACCTTCAAAAGCACCTCTTTTAGAACAGATATCAATTACCTGTGCCATAGTTTGGATGTCTTGAATCGAGAGCTGTACTGGCTC